CGCGTATCTGGCGGGTGTGGCCCTGCGGCCCTCCTTCCTGGCTCCGTACACCGCCCAGAACCTGGCGGCCGGGCCCGGCATCCAGAAGAACTACTACCAGGACGCACTGGTGGGGATCGGCTGCATCGCCTCGTTCAAGACGACCGTGGGCGAGACGTATGAGGACGGCACCGTTCTCTACATCGGAGCTGACGCGCAGACCGTGACGACCGTCGTGGGCGCCCATTCCGTGGGCGTAGTGAAGCTCCCCAGCGGCGGCGACGCCGTTCTCGGCGCGGCCGGTGTCGAAGTCCCGGTCCTGGTCATACCCCAGATACCGGTGCAGTCCCTCTAATCGAGGAAAGGAAAAAAGGAATAATACCATGGGAACCATAAACCTGAAAGAAACCGCCGCCGGCAAGACGGGCTCCAAACTAAGAGAGTCCTACAACAAATCCTGGGATAAAATGCAGGACCGGGTCCTCGAATCCCTGCGCGGGCAGATCCGCCACGCCTATGGCGAGGATATGGATATCAAAGACGAAGAAATAAAGTCCATGCTCGACTTCACGGACCCCAACTTCTCAATCAAGGGTTTCCGCGAGAGCGCGTACCGCTTCTTCGGCAAGATCCGCGAAGCGAACGCCGAGGGCGGGCTGTCCCAGCTCCTCCGCGCCGGCATCCAGATGTCCGTCAACAGCGAGTATCAGTCTGTCGAGACTAACTTCGAGGAGATTGTGAACTCTGTTCCCTCAAACAAAGCCATCGAGCTTTATGCGCCGCTGTACCGCGCGGGGTTCATGGCGGATACTGAGGAAGGCGACGAGCCGGTCCGCCTGGGCGCCAAGGGCGCGGATTTCCAAATCCGCAACGGGAAAAAAGCGGCGATCTTCGAAGTTACTGAGGAAATGTTAGAGGACGACATGACCTCCCAGATAACCGAGCAGGCGCAGCAGATAGGCCAGAATGGAAAAATTCTCAAAGACAGTATAGTTTTTGTGAGGTGGCTCGGTAAAGCTGGCGTGGACGCAGGCGGCCGCAAGGTGGCCGCCTCCCAGACCGGGGCGCAGGCAGGGGAGACCACCTGGCCCTTTAACGTGAAGTTCGCCAACGGCGGCGGCCAGAACAGGCTGACCACGTACACGGCCTTCGCGTACAACGCGCTGCTGGAAGCCCGGCAGCTCGCCCGCCAGATGAAGGACCCCAAGGGTAACAAGATGCTGGTCAACCCCAGCGCCCTGATCGGCGGTTCCGCCCTACAGGACATCTTCGAGGAGCTGCTGACCTCCGACTACTACGCCTCGACCTCGAACATGAAGATACCCAGCGGCGCCAAGGCTGACACCGGCATCGGCACCGGCTTCGCCCGCAACATCATGAAGGGCAAGTACAACCCGGTCACCTCGATCTGGCTGCCCGACACCGCCTGGGGCATCATGCAGGCCGGAAAGGGGCTCACCCTCCAGAATCGCCGACCGCTTCGAGTTTTGTCCGAAAATCCCGCCTCCGGGCCTGCGTTCACCTGCTCGGTGTTCCGCTACAAGATCGACGAGCGCTGGGCTATAGACTGGCGCGAGCCGCGCTTCGCGATATTGGGATCTGACGGGACCATATAAGCCAGCGACCCTGTAGATGAAAGGGGGGAGCGGCTAACCCCGCCCCCCTTTTTTTAAAGGAACTATCATGAACATGCCCCTTATAACTGCCTTGGTGGAGTTTACAGCAACCGGCACCCGGGTTATTTCCGACCTCCCCGCGCAGGCAATCCCCACCAAGTTTTCCATTGAAGTCGTTGGCTACGATGCCGCCGGCGCTGTACTCGCGCCCACCTCCTGGGATATCCTGCTGCTCGGCAGCCTGACCGGAAAGGTCTACACCGAGAAGTCAAAGATACTGGAGCACGTCAACACGGCCCAGGACAACGGCGACACCGTTTACAGCGCGGGCAGCTTCTTCCCGGCCCGCTTTTATCAGGTGAAGTGCAAGGCGCTCACCCTGGGCGGTGCGGCGAAGATAGTGGTCATGGTCCTCGGGGTGAAGTAATGATAAAGCGCTCCGGCCCCCCCCCGGCGTCAAGCGGAAAGGTCCTCTCGGTAAGGGCAGGAGAAGAATCCGGCCTTAATGCTTTAGAGAGGATCGAGGACGCGCAGGACCGGGCGGACATAGAGAAGCTGGAGCAGCGGAAGCTGGAAGCGCAGGCGATGGACAAGATCGGGACGGTGGTCGGCTACGGCCCTTACGACACAGACCAAAGCCCCACGCAGGTTTTCGGCATGGCGGCGATAAAGGCCCCGGAGTGGCGATTCTCGCGCTGGTACTTCCGGGACAAGATAATCGTGGATCTCTTTCGCACCCGGCAGGCGTACCAGGCGGCAGAAGTCGAAGCGCGGCGGCGCATGGCGAAGAAGCACGGCGTCAGGTACGCGGCCCTCGGCCCGAGCATGAGCTACCGGATCGACTTACCCCAGCAGCTCGGTCTATGAGGCGATTCTATGGACTATACAGCTCTTATTGCCCGCGCTCGCGTAGAGTGTAATGACACCGCCAGCAGCAACCCCCACTTTGGCGAGACCCCCACAGGCGTGCGCGATGCGGCGAACACCGTCTTCCGCCTCCTGAACCCCAACCCCGTCCCCACTTCGATTTATTATACCTATGGCGCCACTTCCCGCAGCCAGGCCGGGTTTACCCTGCTTGACGGGCCCAGCGGCTACGTCAGCATTACCGCGGCTCCGGACGCAGGCGTTACCCAGCCGTTCTTCTTTGATTATTTCAGCCAGTGGTTCTTGGACGCCGACTACCAGCAGATGATAGACGGCGCGACCGAGGACCTGGGCGGCGTGGCCGGACAGCTCATGGACGCCGGCCTGAACTCCGCGCTTATCCAGTTTGTGATTTCCCGGTTTTGGAAGCGCCGGGCATCCACCTATGCGAACCAGTACGCGAGCGCGGCCGGCGGCTCCAGCGCGGCACCGGAGTCGGTGTCCTCGCAGTACCTAGCCCTCGCCAAAGCGGCTACCAGCGAAGGCATCCGCCTTATGACCGCCTTCTACACGCGCCACGGCAAGCGCAACGCGCCCGCTTCCGGCACCATCACCAACCAGATCAGCCCTTACACCCCGAGGCGATAAAATGGGAATGTTCAAGCTCCAATTACGGACCACCCCCAAGGGCTTTGAAAGGCTGGAAGAAATACGCGCCCGCCTGCAGGACTTCTCGGTTCCGTTCACGAACATCATCCAGGAGTGGGCGAAGGGCAACGCCCGCAAGTTCGAGCGCAGCGCCGGCGCGGAGCTGACCGGGGCGGACCAGCAGCTCGTTACCTGGGAGCCGGTCACAAAGGCGTATTACAAGCAGAAGCACGGCCCTATCATGCGCGGGGAGCGCACGCTCTACCCTGACTGGCTTATGGTTCGAACAGGGGCCCTCCGGGCGGCCCTGGGCGATACTTCGGGCTTTGCCGAGTACGTGAGCGCCAAGATGGCGTCTTTCGGCACCCCGCTCGATCCTGACGTGGCTATGGCGGCCAGCGGCAACCGGGAGAAGCGGCCCACCATTTTCCTTGACCGGACGGACCGCGGGGTGATCCGGCGCGAGATGCAGCGCTATTTGAGCATGGGCGAGGGGTACAAGGCCGCCCTCCGGGCTATCTCGGGCAGCAAGGCCGCGCTCATGCGCGAGAGCTGGGAGCTCACAGTCGCCTTCGCGCAGACGATAAGATAATATGTCGAACACGAAGATCCAGACAATTCTTGTTTCCCGCGGCGCTTCCGCGGGTCTCATCAACGTCACGGACGACATGGCGATGTTTCTGCTGGGCCTCATACGGCAATACGCGCCCGGCCTCTCGAATTTTTACAAGGGCCTGCGGCCGATCTCGGCCGAGTCCATCTCTATCCCCTGCGCGATGGTGCAACCGATGTCCATAGCGCCCATGATGAACACCACGGCCAAGTTCCACAAGAAGCGGCCGTTCGATATCTGGTTTGTGGTGGGCGGAACCTCCATCGAAGAGTGCGTGGAAAATTGCACGTCCGTAGCTGAAATATTTACGAAACTTTTCAGCAACAACGCGAAGAACGATCTCGGAAGCGCCAGCGAGAGCAACAACTATAAAAAGTATTCTGCCGGCGGCCCCAGCGACTTGAACTGGCTGGATAGCGAAATGACGACCGTCGAGTGGTCCCCGGCGTTTCTTTCCGGGCGGCCCGGCGGGCCGAAGTACATCGCGGTCGGGAGTTTTCTGTTAACGTTAGAAACGCAAGGTCTAGTTTAAAAGGGAGATAATCATGTTCAGCGGAATATTCGGCAAATGCGGCATAGCGAAAGAGAACCCGGCCGGCACGTTCGTCGCGCCCACCAAGATCCGGAGGTTCATTCCTCCCTTTGACTTCCAGCTTGATAAGACCCCCCTGATCAGCCAGGCTGTCAGCGGCGTGGCCGACCTGAACCAGAAATGGGCGCAGGGCCCGGCGATGCTCAAGTCCGGCAAGATGAAGTATGAGGTCGAACCGGAAGGCGGGATCGAAGAAGACCTGATGGCCCTGTTCGGCACGGACACCATCACGGAGGTCGCAACCTTCACCGTCTCCCTCGGGGTCAACGACAAGATAGACTTTACCGAGGACGCGGATTCGCTCGTAACCGCCACGCTCACCCCCGGCACCTACGCAATGGGCGCCTCCAGCGCGGCCGCAGGCAGCCTGTGCGCTCTCGTAAAAGCGGCTATGGAAGCCGTGAACGGCGCCAGCACCTACACCGTGACCTACAGCTACACCACGAAGAAAGTCACCATCACCAAGAGCACCGGAGTCTTCGTGATAAACTGGTTAAGCGGGCCCAATACCCTTATAGCCGCCGATGCCCTGCTCGGGTTCAACACCGTGAACACGGCCAGCGCAATCGCGGCGACTTCCACCGCCACCACCTCGCAGTTCGTTATGAGCCACGCCTTCACGCGCCTGCAGAGCGCCACGCTGCCCTCCTACTCGTGGTGGCAGCAGAACGGGGTAGATTACCCCGAGTTCGCCGGCTGCTACCTGAACAAGCTCGACCTCGACATAAAGAATGGAGAGTTTGTCGTCGCTGACTCCGACTGGATAGGTTTTAAATACGAGGCGAACGGAACAACGCAGGCCGGGACGCCCTCCGCGCTGGCGCCGTACAAGTTCGACCAGGCGGTCGTCACGCTGGGCGGGGCCCCGAACACGGACATGGCCGAGATGAAAATCTCGCTGTCGAACAACGTGGCCGTCGAGCACGTGGTCGGAAACACGATATACGGCACCAAGGCGTCCTCCCACGGCATTGCGGCGCAGGTATCGGGCACGATCATATTCGAGGACGTGACCGAAATGACGAAGTTTCGCAACGGCACCTCGTCCTCGCTGACCGTCGTCCTCACGTCTTCCGAGGCCATCGTGACGGGTAAATACTACTCCCTGACGCTGACGATCCCCCTGATGTATTACCGCTCCGCCGCGCTCCCGATACAGAAGGGCGCTTTGAAAGTGGCTTTTACCGCGGACGCCATCCTCGACCCGGTGACCGGGAAGACGATCAGCGTGACCGCAGTCAACACAATAGGGGCGGCCCTGTAAGGAGAACGCGATGGAACTTAAAGAAGCAGACGTTAAACTGTTGGAGTTTAAACACGAGGACGTGAAGTTTCTTGTCAAGCCGGAAGCTACGGAAGAGGATCGCCTGGAGGTCCTGCTCGCCGGCCGGCAGGACGGGGAAAACATCGTCGTGTCCCGCGCCGAATACTGCAAGACCGTGATCCGGCGCATGGTAGTCGGCTGGGAAGGCGTCACGCGCAAGGGCGTGGCCGTTCCGTACACGTTCGAAGAGCTGCGGAACTTCCCCAGGGGAGCCGGGAAGAACGTGCTCCTGGAGCTCGGGGGCTTCATCATCGAGCACACCGACATCGCCAAGCCCAAAAACCCGCACCTAAAAAAAGATTAGCGGCAGCCGCAGAGTGGCTTTTCCGGGGTAATAGCTTCGACTGCCGCAGAGAAGACTGTAAGCGGGCCCCCGGAAAGGTCTGTCCGCATTGCGGAATGCCGGCAGTCACAAAGGATGTTAATTACATCCTTTCGCTCTTTTTTAAATGCGAGAAGTTCCGGACGCTTCCCTATCCCGGAGGCGTCCTTTCACAGCCCGCCTGGATAATGAACCTGTTCGACACTATCGAGGGAGTGCGTAACGAAGTACAGTCAGAGAGCGAGGCCGCTGCCGCAGCACACGCAGAGCTTAAAAATCATGTCTGACGATATCAACGAAAATATTACCATCACTGGTGAGTCGTCCGGAGCCATAACCGCGCTTGACGGGGCCATCAGCTCGGTCGGGCAGTTCGACGGGAGCCTCAAGAAGCTCGGCGACACGTTTACCCAGCCCCTGGAACACGTCGGAGTCCAACTGTTCGGCCGGGAGCTGCTGTCCTCGATGGGCCTGGCCGGCGCGGCGCGGCCGATTGTCAACTTGCTGACCACCGGCGTCAACTACCTCGGCGCCGCCTTCGGGATCGCGACGGGCCCCATCGGCCTTACGGTCGCCGCGCTGACGGCGGTCGCGGCCGTGAGCTATAAGGTATACGAGAGCAACGCCAAGCATAAGCAGTCCCTCGAGGACCTGCACAAGGAGAACGCGAAGCAGTACTCCGACACGGTGGACCTGATTCGCAACCTGGAGGAGTACAAGACCAAGACCGGGAACCTGTCCCCGGTGCTTACCGAGCTGGCCGCCGCGACCAAGAAGGTCAACGACGAGAACAGGTTCGCGCTCTTAATGTCCGAGGGCGACCAACTGACCAATATCCAGAACACGATCCGCGCCAAGAAGGATCTGATAGCCGAGAACGAGTGCGAGATCCAGTCCAACATCAAGGAAGGCAAGTCCTACAGCGGCCACCTCGAAAGCGGCGAGCTCGTCTGGCAGGCGAACCAGAAGCTCAAAGAGCAGAGCGCCGAGCTACAGAAGCAAATCGACAAAGAGGACCAGTCCCGGCTTAAACTCAAAGCCGACATGGACGCGCAGGCGAAGGGCGCCAAGGACCTGACCGACGAGATGAACAAAGGCACTGAAGGCGCCAACAATTCCGGCAAGGCCAACGAGGAACTCGCCCGGCACATAGACGCGCTTAATTCTTTAGAGAAACAGTACGCGGCAGAAAGCGCCGCTGCTTTCGGCAGCTCATGGCAGACCAAGACCGCAAAGATTAATGTGGAGCTTATAAAAGAAAACGCCGCAATAAACGAGCATTATAGTAAAGCAAAAGAAGCTCTCACGAAGGCGCAGGCTGACGAAATCGCTCAATCAGATAAAACGGCTAAGACGATTCTTGATATTAAAGAAAAATACAATAAATTAATGGTTACTGCTGACACCGCTGCTTCGGGAGCACGAACAGAAGCAAGCAAAAAATCGGATGCCGATAAGTTGGCTTCAACGGCGGCGTGGTTTGGAGTAACCAAAGGGTATATGGCCTCTATCGAAGATATCGGCTCCAGCACTTTTAACAGCATGGCCGACGGCATGGGTTCGGCTTTCGGTAAAATGATTGTGGAAGGGAAGAGCTGGAATAAAAGCATGACGGCTTTATTCACAGACCTCAAAGAGCAATTTATATCCGCTGTAGTTTCCATGTCTATAAAATGGTTAGCGTTTCAGTCTCTTTCTGGTCTCGGAATGTTTGGCTCTGTCGCAAAAGCGGCCTCTATTTTTGGATCAACCGGATATGCCGGGATAGTTTCTAAGCCCACCACCTTCGTAGCTGGCGAGGGCAACGAGGACGAGTTCGTATCCATCATCCCGAAGAGCCAGATGGCCCAGGGCGTGCATCCCTTCACCCCAGGGGCGGCAGCGGCCGGCGGCGCGTCTGCCGGCGGCTCCGGAGGCGGCGGGGACACCT